GCCGCAGCCCATGACGCATCACTTGCCGCAGCCCTTGCCGAATCCCATGCCGCATCACTTGCCGCAGCCCATTCCGCATCCCTTTCCGCAGCCCTTGCCGCAGCCCATGACGCATCACTTGCCGCAGCCCATGACGCATCACTTGCCGCAGCCCATGACGCAGCCCATGCCGAATCACTTGCCGAATCACTTGCAGCAGCCCTTGCCGAATCACTTGCCGCAAATAATTCATTATTATTCGCATATCCATGTGCAAATCTTTCAGCAACATCAAGCGCGGTAATGCTTCTTTCATCTTTCATTAAATGTTGCACCTGACGAGCGCACCAGACTGCAAACAAGCGCCATTCTTTGTCATATTCAGGAGCTGACGATATGCACCATAGTGTGTCATCAAACCCATTTGATTCCATAATTGTAAGGAACGATAATTCCTCATCGTCTGCCTTTGTTTTTCCCAGGTGCTTTAATAGCGTGCCCCATCCTTCTCTACATGGCGCATGTAGTTTTATTTTATTTAGTGTTGTTACTAATTTTGGCATTTTATTTACCTTGGTTGTTAAAGTGTGATTAATTATAATTACAAAATAACAATTATTCAAGCTATTTATTCATTGCAATTAATTGAATCATGAAATGCGATAATCTTCCGCTTTGCGTCTTCAAATCCACGAACTAACAAATAATGCTTGCCATTACTTTGTACTTTGTGAGCAAATTTTTGTTGATCCTCGCTCCATACTCCGCCTTTAGTGCGTTTGAATTCAACATAACAATTCCAATCATCAATAAAAAGATCCGCTACACCAGCAACAACCCCCTCCAACACTAATCCACGCGCCTCACTTGCCGAGCGTAAGCCGCCATTTGGGATGGCAAAAATCAACACGCCTGGATAAGTTTTTCTAAACCATAATATAAAGTCGCATTGCTCTTTATGCTCAGTCGGTACGCGCTTTGCTTCTGCACGTTCTGCCAAATATTCCGCTGTTGCCGCTTGCTCAATATCCAGATATTCATCAAACATATTAGATGGAAGATTTGCAATTAAATCTCCGATATATTCACTACGAGGCTTTTTTAGCATTTTGCGCTGTTTAAGTATTTTATCCAGCTCGGTGCGGAATCGGTCATTTGTTATCATTTAATTATCCCTGCTTCTGTAATATTTAATGTATGCGTCTCGCTCTGTCACCGGCTCTTCTAACAGACATTCTATAATGTCGTCAGCCAATCCCAATTTTTTAAGTTCTGCGATGAAAAAATCGTCATGGAGTGATAGTGAGCCATCGGTGCAGTATTGGCGCTTTGGTGGCTCTGGCTCGATGGCTTGCTCCGGCGCCATTCTGCTTAGTGCGTCGGCTATGTCCATTTCATTCCCCTGGTTAGTTTGTGAGTTGATATTATCATGTGGCGGTGGTATTCTGTCAACTCATAAAAAACACAATGGATAAAATAACATGATTTTAAGCCCAAAAGAGGCAATTAAACGGCTAACACTTTCCCGGTCAACATTTTATAAATTAGTTCGCCAGGGGCATATAAAAACAGTTAAATTGTCAGAAAAAAGAATAGGCGTATTGGATTCCGAGCTAGTTAGATATTTAAGTGAATTAAATGATAAATAGCAAAATAACTTTTCTAAAGAATGCATTGATACCGTACAAATTTGATGAATTAACAATAGAAGGGGCGTTAAAATACATCAAAAACAGCGAAACAATGAGAGATAGAATAGCGCATTTACGCACTATTAAAGATCCAGAGCAATACAAGAATGAAAAGATAAAACTTCCAGCGTTCTCATTTTCCGGCACGTTCAAAGATAGCGTAACCAATGCTAATTTTGACCAGCATAGCGGCGTTTTTACAGTTGATATAGACCACCTTGAAGATGTCAATGCGGACAAGGAGCTGGTGTGTTCCATTCCTTATGTGCTGGCCTGTTTTTTATCTCCCGGCGGCAATGGTTTAAAAGTTATTTTGCGAATAGATACGCTTAAAGATGATGCAGACCTTAAGGATAAATTTGCATCAATAACTGCTCTATTTGCTGGCTATGGGGTAACTATAGACCAAAGTTGTAAAGACATCCGTAGAGTATGCTTCTCAAGCTATGACCCTGATATTTATATCAATTATGATGCTGATATTTTTATCACAACGGCTGAAAAACGAGCCAAAAGTGAGCCAAAAGTGAGCCAAAGCGCCGCCGCTGTCGGTGATGCTGACACATGCATTAAGCGAATTATTGATCTAATGCAAAGCGCAACGCCTGGAACTCGTCACAATACACGGTTAAAGGCTGCGCGATTGGCTGGCGGGTATGTAGCTGGGGGTTTTTTGCAGAGAGATATGGCAATGGATGTATTGCATCAAATCTCCGACAGCATATCAGACAAAGGGACAACTACGCCGGGCGAGCTGAATACCATAGCGGATGGGTTTAATGAAGGTTTGCGGTTGCCTATTACGCATATATTTATACAGCGCGTACATGAACAAGATGTTGAGCAACATGATGAGTGGGAAACACCATTTTATAAAATAATTTTGCATGAAATATTAGCGCCATTCCCAGGAGTGATGAAGGCTTTGGTGGAGGAGACTTTGCGTGTGGCAAACAAACCGCAGCCTGAGCTTAGTATTTTATCGGCTTTAATTGGTATGGCTGCAAGTATTGGGGGGAATTACAAAACCCCAGGTGGCCAGCGTTTTAATCTATATGGGATTGGCATATCAGGAACCGGAACCGGAAAAGACAAAGCTATGTTACCTGCTATTATGTTGAGTAAAGTGGCAGGTGCAGAGCTAGGTGGTCAGCCAGGATCAGGTGCAGCACTTGAAGATATGCTTGAAGAGCGTGGCACAAAAATATTGCTAAATATGGATGAGGTGGCTCACTTTATCGCTTCAATGAACGACATTAAACAAACACACATGGCTTCCCTTGCTGGTTATTTGTTAAAGCTGTTTAGTGCATCGAGAGGCGTTTATCATACTAGGAGGCTAGCAAATAGCAGCAATAATGCGCAGAAAGAATGTATCAATCCATGTGTAAGCTTGATGGGTTTTGCGTGTCCTGAGAAGCTTGGTGACGCGTTTGGTAATTCTAGCAACATAGAAGATGGACTGATGGGCAGGGTTTTGTTTGTGTCGGGGAGGGATAGTGTGAAGCCAAGGCGCGACCAAGGGGAATTTGCTATACCTGGATTTGTTATCGATACCTGCAAAAAAATATCCTTTAACCAGGATATTACACTAGAAATAGATTATCAGGCTGATTCAGAGTTAGACCGTGTTTTAATGGATTTTGACAACGAGAGCGGTTCTTCTAGCAATCCTTTTGCCAAAGCCTTAAAGATGCGTAGCTATGAGAAATGCGAGCGTGTAGCGGGTGTTTTGGCTGTATTTGATAACCCAGCCCAGCCGGTAATAAGATTGCAGCATATTGAATGGGCAGAAATGTTTATTAAATACTGCGACAAAGAGATTTTGGAATTCACCAGCAAGCATTTACATGGTGGACAGGTGCAATCGGACGCAGCAAAAATAACAAGCTTAATTGATAGATTCGGAAGCGGGGCATTGAAAGCAACAAATAAAATCCATTCCGTAATGATTAAAGATAAATATTTTCCCAGGTCATTACTGCTGAAAAATTCCAAGTTATGCAAGCGCGATTTTGATTTCGCCATAGATCACTTAACGGATTTAGAGGCAGTGAAGCCGGTGAATTGGGAGGCCAAAAACAGCGTTTTTAGGGCTATTTTGGTCAATAAATCGTAAGGTCGTCACCACGATTCAGTCCGATTCACCATAGCCAGTGAATCGGGCTTTTTTTTGGAAAATGGTTGTAAGTTATTGTTATTTATTATATATATTAAAAAAAATAATACACATATACATACTCTCACACATTAATTCACTAATTCACACCCATGTACACATACACCCCCCCTAAAATGACCAATTACATGTTACGCGTGAAGCGAGAGATTTTGTGAATTTTGGTTTTATTGGATATTTATTTTGTTTGATGTATTGTAATTTTGGCAATATGTTTTATAATTGCATTGGGTTTTAAAAAGTTTAGTGCAGATTGACTTTTTAAAACTTCCTCTGGTTTTTACCCCCATTAGTTAGCCCTGCACGGCTGGACGAGTTGGGGGTTTTTTTTGGAATTAATTATGGAAATAAAAAGACACATAGGGGACGAGTGCCCAGTTCCCGGCATTGATCGTGTAACCTACAGAACCGCCATAAATGGCGCTGGTGGCACAATATCAAAGTGGCACTTACCAATAGCAGCCTATGAACTGGATTGGTCATTCAAGCCCAGCATTGGGCGTATTTATGATTATGTGGTGGTGGCGTGAGCGCAGATAATTTAGACCACGCACAGGAACTGTCACAATTTATGCTTGACGCCAACCTTGCAAACATACGCCAGCGATCACAAATTCAAATCCAGGGAAGCGGCACTTGTCAGGTGTGCGCTAACGAAGTGGAGGCGGTCGAGTGTTTCGGAAAATTAATAGTGCCTCGCTGGTGCTCAGTTGACTGTCGTGATAGGGCGGATTTATGAAAGATGCGGCGCGATGCATGGCATGGTGGATAGTGCTTACTTTAACTTTTTTTATAGTGATTCCAGTCGGTATTATTTGTATCATTATCGACTCTGGTGCGCGTGAATTGTGGGATTGGGCTTTGAGATGAATTACGAAGAAACATTGCAAGCAATTCGTGAAATAGTGGCAGAAAGAGAAGCTATCAGGCAAGAAATAAGGAGGTCAGCTAAACATCATGAGATCGCATTAAATGCGCTTTTGTATCACTATAAAAACCTTAAATTATTATCGCTGGTCAATTTTTGCAATACCGGGAAGTTTTTATGATTAAAATTTTATGGTTAATTTTGGTGATGTGCGTCGCACTGTCCATACCGTTTTGCGCGGTTACCGGGTGGCCTCAGTGAGCATAGAAAGCACTTTAATTGAGCGGGGAAACCGGTACGGTAATTTTGCAGAACATGCGCGGATTACCCAGAACATTAAACGCGCAATGGTAGACTCGCCAAATTGGCAAGGGCTAAGCGACGATAAAAAGGAATGTTTTGAAATGATAGCGCACAAAATAGGCAGGGCATTGAATGGTGACTCTGAATATCATGATAATTTCCATGACATTATCGGTTATACAAAATTAGTAGCTGATACTTTAAGCCATGATTGAGTCAATTATAGCAGTGTCAGTCCTGGCAGTGGTGGCAGCCTGGGCGGTGGAGATAATAGCGCATTATAGGGCGCCTTGTTTGCATCCGCACATAATGACACAACATAGCACCGGTCAACATCGATGCTATGATTGTCGAAAAGTTGTTGATTCTGAGAATGTTAGTATTAAGCACCAGCGTTGATATTATGACCAATTAAGGGCATTGCTATCGTTGCTAACATGCACAACGATAGTTTTTAACCTTTTGGCTAAAACTTTAGCCATTTTTAATTCGATGCTGTTTGGATTTTTTACCCAAATAGCGTCAATAGATGACGGTTTAAAAAATATTTCTGAATATTTATAATTTCCTTTTTTCTGATAAAAAGATATTTCACTTTTCAGCATGTCTAAATCATCAGCAGGTAAATAATTAACGTCAGTCACACGTTTTTTACCATTCAGATAAGACCAACAATCATTACTGTAAGCCGATATTATTTCACCGCTTACAAATACACCAATATTTCCTATTGGCTTGTCAGATGTGCATATTTCGTTTCCAATGCAATTTTTTGCTTTGGAAATTAATCCATAAATTCCTGTTTTTTTGCTGTATGCTGTTAGTCCATGAAACATTTTATTCCCCCTGGTTAACGGCCTGGGAAATCCAGACCGTGAATAATAGTATATAGATTTATTCTGTAATGTCAACTTTTATTTTAATTAAGATACAATTTAACCGCCTCTTCAACGATATAATTATTCTATGAGATTAAAATATTTAATTAACGCATATTCAACTATTTGACTTTGTTTACCAGGACATTCCCTAAGTTTTTTTATTAGCCAAGGCTTCAATGATGTTGATATTTTTTGCTTTTTTGCATCATCATCTAATTTTTTTCTACCAGCTCCTCTGGGGTTTTTTTCACTTTTCATGTTCGCACCATCCCATTACTTCGCAAAGCGCTTCTTCTATTTTCCCTGACATTGTTCCTGGTACTGATTTTATAGCCGGAACTACCCAGGGAGAGACGCAAAATAAAATATGTTTCTTTGCTAGCCCATCTGCAAGCTTCTTCCTCCCAGATCCTTTAAATCCAGATACACCAACACCACCGCTTGTTAAGTTATATCCGTTTGGGTGTAACGTATTAAACTGTGATATATAAATCTGCTCAAACATATAAAGTTCCTCTAAATCATCAGTTTTTTTGAGAATCTCCATAATTGGATCACCATTTTTTCTTATTGCCGCAGATATTAATGTTTTAGACCTAGATTTATAGTGGTCAATAAGTCTTTTTTCCCCTGATTTTATTGACAATCCTATGTATGACTTATCGTCTCCTTCAAAGCTAATTCTATATATTTCCATGCCATTCTCCTCGTGGGTTTTTAATTTTCATTTTATTCTCCAATTACCTCGACTGAACTTAAATTTTTGATTATACCTACCTCCCTTTTGGCTATACCGCCAACATTAAAGGTTTGTCTTTTAGCTCCTGTTCTAGAGCCATACCCATGGATTCCTAATCCATCAACATCTAAACAGTCGATTATTTTAACGCGTTTAGGGCTGATTTGCTCAGCATTGGCAATTATTAAAACAGACCGCCATCCGGCGGCTACCATTACCGATGAACTATATTTTATTTTCATTTTATTCCCTTGGTTTTGTGCGTCTCGGTTGAGACGTTGAATAATATTATATAGATTTATTCTGTAATGTCAACTTTTATTTAAATTATTTTGTTGGTGACTTGCTGATTATTATTATTGTGTTATTATTGAGATTATGGCAGCGAGATTAAACCCAGGTCATCAACAAAGTGTACGGGACAAGATACAAGGCAGTCAGCTTGTAAATGTCTTGCAAGATCATGCGCTTGGTAAAAGGGATTTATTACCCTCACAAATCCAAGCCGCCAAAATACTTTTAGATAAACTGGTCAGCAACGCTCCCACCGACGTTAATATGGTCGCAGACCAAACCATCAATATCATTTTACATAAACCATAGGTGCAGATCATGGACACAGTAATCGTATCAATCATAGGCATAGTGCTAAACATAGTAGACTCCATCATTACCGCCTGCGGTGGATAGTTGGATATACACCTACCTAATTGCTGGACGGCCAGACCTCACCAAGCTCCGGTACTAAAATACCTGTGCGACGGTGGCTTAAGAGCTGTTACTAAGTGGCACCGCAGAGCAGGCAAAGATGATACATTTTTAAACTGGTCCGCTATCGCAGCACATGAGCGACAGGGCAACTATTGGTACATGCTCCCGGAGTACGGCCAGGCTCGCAAATCTATGTGGGACGCGACTACAGAGCGCAAAGTGGGCGATGTGGTAAAAGCAGATACGCGTATGAATTGGGCATTCCCTCCTGCTATACGCAAGTCAACGCATCAGCAGGAGATGAAAATAACATTCCATAATGGCAGTACTATACAGCTCGTCGGCTCTGACAATTTTAATAGCTTAGTCGGCTCGCCGCCAGTTGGCCTAGTTTTTTCAGAGTATTCAATTTCAAATCCTTCATCCTGGGCATATCTAATGCCTATCCTCGAGGAAAATAATGGGTGGGCCTGTTTTAATGGAACTCCACGCGGTAAAAACCACTTCCAAAAAATTTGCATAATGGCTGAGGATCGCGACGACTGGTTTTATGACTCGCGTACCGTAGATGATACAGCTGTATTTAATACCGACCAGCTCCAGCGGATCCGCGCAGAATTACATGACCAGTACGGTCCGGATTTTGGCGAGGCGATATTTTTGCAAGAGTATTATGTCAGCTTTGAGGCTGCAATTATTGGCGCTATATGGGCAGATTGCGTAGAAAAACTGCGAATACAGGGTAAAATTTGTGACGTTCCGTATGACCCACAGTATCCAGTCCATTGCTCATACGACATAGGCAAAAGCGATGCAACCGCAATTTGGTTTTTTCAAATTGTCGGTCAAGAGATAAATTTGATTGATTATCATGAGTCAAATCATAAAGACGTGCCGTTTTATTGCCAATTATTACGCGACAAAACTACAGAGCTAGGCTATCGTTACGCTACGCATTGGCTACCGCATGATGCGTGGCACGATACCCTTGCAAGCGGCGGTAAAACCGTTGTCCAGCAGTTTGTTGACAATGGCAAAGATGGCAGGATTGGCAAATTTAAGCGTGTGCCCAGCGTCAGCAGGCAAGACGGCATCCAGGCGGCAAGAGCTACGTTCCCGCGCTGCAACTTTGATGCGAAACGCTGTGGAGATGGACTTGAGGCTTTGCGGTCGTATCATCATAAATACGACGATGTTAAAAAGATTTTTAGTAACGATCCTGACCACGACTGGGCATCTAATGGGTCTGATAGTTTTAGGTATCTATCTCTCGTCTGGAAAGAAGCAAGAGCAGAGCCAGCACTGCCCCCGGTTGACGAGATGCTGATAAAACACGGCGTGACTAATATAAAAATGGGCACACTAACAAAACAACACTTCGCGCGGATGAAAGCCGCCAGGGAAAACTAATGCTTGACGAAACACAAGAGACCGGCGGTATAAAATATTGGTTTAAAGAGCTGGAAGAAGCAAAGAAGCGCGATAAAGGTTTTTTGCGCGAAGGCCAGCGCATCATTGACATATACGAGTGTAAAGACAATGACAAAGTCCCGTTTAACATCTTGTACTCAAACACCGATACATTAATACCGGCTCTATATTCAGCAGTACCGCGCCCTGTTTGTCAGCGTAGATTTAAGGACGACGACCCTATCGGCCTGGCAGTATGTAAAGCAAGCGACCGGATGTTATCGTACCTGATCGATACAGACCTGGACGGGTACGAGACTTTTAACGAGGGCATATTATGCGCTGTAATTGACTCATTGCTCCCAGGCCGAGGCGTAACCCGCATTAAATACGATGCTGAGGTGGGCGAGTATCTGGAGCAAGATAGCGAAATGGAGGACAGCGACGAGGAGCCAATAGACGGTGATCAGGCTGAGGATGCAGCCGAGCCAGGATTGCAAAAAGAGTCTGAACTGGTGTGTGTTGACTCGATCAAATGGGACAAGGTTCTGTTCGGCTATGCTACAAAGTGGTCTCGCGTGCCGTGGATTGCGTTTGAAGAAATCATTGATAAAGATGAGGCTATCAGGCTATTCGGAAAAGAAACAGCAAACAAAATAAAGTTTACGCTCAGTGACGAAGAACAAGCAGCGGACGAAGATCAAGAACATAAAGACGAACACCAAGGCGGAAGAAAAACCGCGACAATCTATCAGATATGGGACAAAGACGGCGGGCGCAAAGTTCGCTATGTATCCAAGCATTTCAAAGATGACTATCTAAAAGTTGAGGACGACCCGCTACATTTAAGTGGATTTTATCCAATGCCCAAGCCGATTGTATTGCTAGCAAAGTCCAATAATTTAGAAGTTACAGCACCGTATCTGGTGTATGAAAATCAATCGAAAGAGATTAACGAACTAACTCGCCGTATTAATAGGCTGGTCAAAGCTATCAAAGCCAAAGGAGTATATGACGCAGAACTTGGCTCTGACATTGAAAACCTTATGGGTGGCGATGACAACACACTGATTCCAGCCGATAAGTCAGCAGCGCTGGCAAGCGATAAAGGGTTCGCCAATGCAATTTGGTTTATGCCTATCGAAGAAATGGTTAACGTATTGCGGGAGCTGTATGTTGCCCGTGACGCATGTAAACAGGTAATTTACGAAGTTACCGGCATATCTGACATCATACGCGGCGCAACTAACGCAAACGAGACAGCTACAGCTCAGGGCATTAAATCCCAATGGGGCACAATGCGTCTTAAGCGAAATCAAGGTGAAGTACAGCGTTATTGTCGAGATATGTTGCGTATTATGTTGGAGGTTGCAGCGACTAAATTTAGTGAAGAGACATGGGTAAAAGCGACAATGCTGCCCTATGCAACCGAGCAGCAAGTAGCACAGGCTCAACAAGTAATGGCTGCAGCGCAACAGATGCAAGCGCAGCTCCCACCACCACAAATTGGGCCTGATGGCCAGCCACAACCGCCACAAATCCCTCCACAACTACAGCAAATACTAGACCAAGCGCAACAAACACTATCTCAACCTAAATGGGCTGAGGTGTTGGGGGTACTTAAAGATGATATGCAGCGTACCTACCGGGTGGACATTGAGACTAACTCAACCGTTGTGCCTGAGGCTGTAGAAGATCAGAAAAACATTGCTGAGGTAATGACAGCATTGGGCAGCTACTTGCAGGGCGTAACCCCACTAATACAAGAAGGCGCGTTTCCATTCGAGGCAGCCAAGGCAATGATGCTGGCGGTTGTTAGGCGCTATCAGTTCGGCGATGAAATCGAGCAGTATATTAACGAGATGCACGCGCCACCGCCTCCACCGCCACCAGCTCCGGACAACTCGCTACAAGTTAAGCAAATGGAAATCCAGGCGGACGGACAAAAAACCCAAGCCCAGACCCAAGCCAGAGTTCAGGAGCACCAAGCGCAGATTATGATGGACGCAAGAAAGGCGCAGTCACAAAACGCGCTCGATGAAAAGCGGCTTGAGGTAGATCAACAGAACAAGCAAATTGAGATACAGGCAGCGCGTGAGCTGGAAATAATGAGGCTGGATACGCAAGAGCGCATAGCTATGTTCCAGGCTAACTTACAGTCACAAACACAGCTAGAGATAGCCAGAATTCAGGCAGAGTCAACTATACATCAACTAAGTGTTGAAACTTTTAATCAAGATCAGAAACAAGCAGAAGAAAACGACCGACAAGATCAGCAACATGAAATGGACTTGTTAGAGATGCACTTAAATAATCAACAACATAATCAGGATTTAAACAATGCCAACATATCTGTATAAGTGCGGCGTATGTCGGTCAAGTTTTGAGCGTATAACCCGCATATCTGAGCATCAAAGAGAGGTTGAGTGTCTGTGCGGAGGCGTAGCGAAGCAGATTATTACGGCGCCCATTGTTGTTATCCCTGCTCACATGCGCTGGGATGCAAATACCACGTATGAGTCACCGACAACCGGCAGGATGATAACTAACATATCACAGCGTAGAGAGGATATGGCGCAGTCTGGCTGTTTTGAATATGAGCCAGGAATAAGGCAAGATGCAGACAGGCGCGTTGCTGATGATGATATAAAACTCGACAAGCTAGTCGATGAGACATTCGATAGTGAACTCGAAAAAATGCCCACAAAAAAACGTGAGCGATTAGAGACAGAAATGGTTAATGGCGTTAGCGCTGAAACAGTGAGGTTATAATGAGTGACGAATTAGGGTTTGATATTGATGCTGGCGTGGATTCTATCGCTGCTGACATGGGATGGGATAGTAACGACGATGATAACGACGATAATGGTATTGTTGCGGAGGAATCGACCGAGGAAGATACTAAAGAACATGAGGAGGAGGCTACAGAGGAGGTTGAAGAAACCGAGGTAACAACAAAGGAACCCCCAGCGTCATGGGCTAAAGAACAGCATGAAAATTGGGCAAAGGTGCCTAAAGAGGCTCAGGATTACATCGAACTGCGCGAAAAGCAAATGCTGGATGGCATCGAGCAGTATAAAGCGGGTAATCAATTTGCTCAGGAAATGGCAAAGGTAGTTGATCCATTCAGGGCAGCCATTGACAAGCACGTGGGCGGTAATGAACTGCAAGCCATCCATAACCTATTTAGCCATCAACAAGTGCTGACTGAGGGAAGCCTTGAGTCAAGACAGAATGCATTTTTGGCACTGGGTAAAAACTTGGGGCTAATCCCGGAAGAAGGCCAAGCGCAGCCTGACCAGCGCACAGTTGAACTACAACAGCGTGTCGAACGTATGGAGCAACAAGAGCGCCAACGTGCCGAGCAGATCAGAACCGAGCAGTACAACAAGGTATCGCAAGAGGTTGAAGCATTCGCAACCGACAAGGCCAATGAGCACTTTGAGCTAGTAGCTGATGACGTAGTGCTATTGTTAAAGACTGGCCTAGACCTTAAGACTGCATACGAGCGGGCAGTGTGGGCAAATCCGATAACCCGCGCCAAAGAAATGGCAAAGACTACTGAGGCGCAGAGCAAAGAAGCCGCTAAAAAGAACACAGAAGCAGCAAAACAGGCGCAACGCGCTAAAAGTGCCAATGTAAAAGCCATCAAATCAAACCATCAACCGACAGAAGTAACTGGAAGTTGGGATGAGACCATGATGAACGTAATACGTAAAAGCCGCGATGCTTGACAGTGACAATATTTTGACGTAGCATGTAAGCATCGCGTATAGGTCTCTGACAGAGAAGGCCGCGAGAGGCGTAAAGCCGCTCATATACCATTCAAAGGCCCCGACAGGCTCCCTTGGAATTGGAAGTGATTAAACTCATTTTTAACTTTTAAAGGAGTCCTGACATGGGCGCAAGTTCTACTTTTACGGAACTGGTATCAACGACCTTTCGTAAACATCGCAAAGAAATAAAAGACAACATTTCAAACCGTAATGCACTGTTAAAGTACATTATGAAAAAAGGCAATTACTCGCAAGAAGATGGCGGGTTGACTATTGCTACTCCCCTGGATTACAACGCAAATGGCACTTATCAACGCTATTCAGATTGGGACACGCTGAACATTTCACAATCTGATGTTATCAGCTCGGCTGAGTATCAATGGCGCCAAATCGCCATTAACGTGGTCGCTTCTGGTCGTGAACTACGTATTAACAGCGGTGATGCACAAATCATCAAGCTTGCAAAAGCTCGCATGAAAAATGCTATTCGTACGTTTAACAACAACTTTTCAAGTGATTTGTATTCATCCGGTTCATTAGCAAACCAAATTAATGGACTGCAGGCGCTTGTCGCTGATACCAACACCAACGTAGTTGGTGGTATTGATGCGAGCGTGTGGTCATTCTGGCAAAACAAGTCATACGGCGCAGCTGCTCACTCTGTAACCGCATCCGCTATAACTATCGAAGGCTCTTTGATGCTTCCGACTTGGTTGTTAGTGGACAGAGGGCCAGACGATCAACCAAACTTGATTGTTGCTGATAATACGTTTTACTCGTACTTTGAAAACAGCCAGACTTCACTTAAACGTTATGCTTCGACTGAAAGTACTAGTGCCGGTTTCGTAACTTTGAAATACAAGAACGCTGACGTAATTTATGACGGTAACAGCGGTATTCCTGCAAACCACATGTACATGTTGAATACTGAGTATTTGAAATTGTGTGTACATAAAGATGCAGACTTAACAGAAGTGCCTGAACAGCGACCAGTCAACCAAGATGGATCAGTTATTCCTATTCTTTGGATGGGTAACCTGGTTTGTTCTAACAGAGCGCAACAAGCTGTTATCACTCTTTAATTCAATGCCCCGTGAAAGCGGGGTGTTTTATAAATTATCAAGGAATTATTATGTTTGCAACAATAACGGCAGGCAATCAGCCTTTTAATGATTGGTTCGCGCCCGACACCGTACAACGTCATCCGCTTGGTTTCCAAGTCGATGCAGTTGATCCTTTTTGGGGTGGAGGTCGGTTTATTTATGTCAAGTCTGGCGATGCTATTTTAAAAGGCTCGCTGGTTATGTTTGATGAGCAGTACACAGCGGTATTATTACCTAATACAGCATCACAACAATTTCCATTCGGCATTGCAATGGCTCCATCTGCATCAGGCACTTATGGTTGGTTACAGATTGCAGGGCGCGCAGTTATCAAGACCAATGCAACAGTTGCAGCGGATGCGGCTATGGGTGTTACGGCGGCAGGTATTGCTGGCGCTTACAGCACGCTGAAAGGCTTTGTTGGTGTTCGTAACCGTAAGGCTGCAACAGGTACCGAGACAATTGCCAACGTGAATGTAAAGCTTGGTAGTTCGGCTTTATATTGCGTCAATGGTTATGACGGTGCTTTCTTGGGTGCGGCCATTACATCAGGCTCAGGTATCCCTGTTTCTTCTGTAGTAGCAAAACTATTGCCAGACGGCAAAACCATCATGATGGGATCCGCAATCGGCACGGTTGATAAAATATCTACAGCTGATGGCACTATTGCATCATTGACGTTAACTTATACCGGCTATGGATCAGCTTTGATCAATAATCCATCCTGCACTTCCGCAGTCGCTTAACAATAAAAGCCCCGCTTCGGTGGGGCTATTTTTAGGAATAATATGCAAAATCAAGTGCAATTAAATAATGACGTTGGCGGAATGCCGTTTGTTCGCTTTGAACGTATGCCTGTTGAAGATGCGCAGGCTAGCCTTACGGCTGGTCACTATGTCGCGAAAGACATAGATTATGCAAAGATCACTCCACCTTTTAGCAAAGATATATTTGTAACCACCGTTGCTAATTGGAAAGAACAATTAAAGCAGGATGCAGCTCAAGGCCGAATCCCGCATGAATGGCTGGCAAAGTATGACGCGCATTATCAAGCGTGGCTGACGGGTCAGGAATTGCCAGTTGACGGAACTCCTATCCGTGGCTGGGGCGTATGTTCACCGGCTCAACAAGAGACGTTGATACGTATGCACATATTAACCGTCGAGCAACTAGCACAATTGCCACACGAGGGTATTATGCGCGTTGGCATGGGTGCGGTCGATTTAAAGAATAAAGCAGAAGCATGGCTAAAACAGCTTAAAAAGGCCGGGCCAAATACGTTGGAAATTGCCGCATTAAAAAAGGAAAATGATGTACTTAATGTATCAATTGCAGGGCTAGAGTCGCGCGTTGTTGAGTTGACCAGGCTTATTGACCAGGCTGGTCTCTTGAAACAAGAGCCAGTGGCGCAGCAAAAGCGCGATACTATAACCGTTGACGACCTGATGGCTGACTAATGAATCTTTTAACGCTAGTACAAAAAGTATGTGACCGTATTAGTATACCTAAGCCGACTTCGGTAATGGGATCAACTGATAGCCAGATTACACAACTTTTAGCGTTATTGGAAGAAGAAGTAAACGACCTTGCCAAACGCCACGACTGGCAGGGTTTAGAGCATGAGGCCGTACACACAACTATAAATGCTGAAGATCAAGGCGCTATCGAAACCCTTGACCCAGGTTTTAGGTTTTTACGTAATAATACCATTTGGGACTATACCGATAGACTGCCAGTATTAGGGCCATTAAGCGGTAAACAATGGCAGGCGATTAAAGCTATTCTAGCCAATGGCCCGCGTTATTATTTCCGGTTTCGTGGCAATCATTTAATTGTTAATCCTATCCCTGCCGCGGGACATGTTTGGAAGTTTGAGTATCAATCGAAATACGCGATACTTGCAGCGGACGGCGTGACGCTAAAAGAGTTTTTTACTGCTGATACCGATACTTTCATCTTGCCTGATGATTTGCACCTATTGGGATTAAGGTGGCGCTGGATGCGAGAAAAGGGGCTGGATTATGGCGAGTTATTCAATACCTATGAATATCAAGTAAAAGATGCAATGGGGCGCGATGGTGGCGCACCTGTGTTAAGCATGGATGGAGACAGGAAGGAAACGCGGCCTGGTATCTTTGTACCCAATGGCAACTGGACTGTTCCATGAGACAGCCAGCTATAAACAAGGCGCAGGCAAAGCAACAAATTAGCCAATTTGTAAGCTATCAAGCGCCGATAGGCGGCTGGAACGCCATTGATGCACTGGCAAACATGCAGCCAACCGAGGCCGTACAGTTAGATAACTGGTATCCACGTCCTAATTATTGTGAGATTCGAGGCGGCAGCGTAGCAACTGCAACTGGCATGACTGGGAACGGCAAAACACTTGCTGTTTATAATGGTATAACCGGGCTTAATAAAATGTTTTGCGCCACTGCAAGCGGCGTATATAACGTATCATCCAGCGGCGCAGTAGGGGCATCCGTAGCAGCCAGAACCAATGGCAAGCATCAACACATGATGTTCGGAGATGGGACAAATAATTATCTAATCATGGTGAATGGGGTTGATAAACCGCTTTACTATGATGGTACAACTTGGCTGGCAGTAGATGGAGCGACAAGCCCAGCATTAACAGGAGTAACCACTACAAACCTTATCGGCTTATGCATGTTTAAAGGCCGGTTAATGTTTATTGAGAAAGGCACGTTGGCGTTTTGGTATCTGGCGGCGGGGGCGGCTGGTGGACTGCTTACAAAATTTGATCTATCAGGCGTGGCGCAACAAGGCGGCTATTTGATGGCGGCTGAATCATGGACAGTTGACGCTGGCAACGGCGTTGATGATCGGATGGTTTTTGTTACCAGTAATGGCGAGGTCATTGTCTATCAAGGCACTAATCCCTCATCATCTACAACATGGGGCTTGGTTGGTATCTACCATATAGGAGAGCCATTAGGCCGTCAGTGCATACTAAAGATAGGTGCAGAATTAATATTTTTGACCAAAGACGGCGCTTATCCAATATCGACAATTTGGCAGGCATCAGGCCTTGACTTTTCAAAAGCGGCAACACGTAAAGTACAGAACGAATTTAATGATATGGCGCGTATTTATGGCGCTAATTATGGATGGAAAGCCATATCTTATCCTGAACAATCGGCGGTATTAGTCAATATTCCGCTTGCAGAGGATGGCATACATTATCAGTTTGTCATGAATACGTTAAACAATTCATGGTGTCGATTTATTGGATGGGATGCTGAGGACTTTGCGCTGTTTAACTCTGAGTTATATTTTTGCAAAGGTACTGGCGTTTACAAGGCATGGACTGGTCTGTCTGACTTAGGCAGCAACATTTCAGCCTACGCAAAAACAGCATTTTCATACTTCAATACACCAGGACAGCAGAAGGATTTTAAACTGTTTAGGCCGGTAATAGCGGCCAGCGGGACACTATCATTTTTAACCGGAATGGACATTGATTACAGCGATAATCCATTAACCGCATCATCTACTTACGCCATATCAAGCGGCGGGCTTTGGGGTACGGCAGTATGGGGTAGTTCATTATGGTCTACGACGACCTTAACCACCGTTAAAAAATGGGCGACTCCTAACATTTACCCAGGATATGCGGCGGCAGGGAAACTAAAGATCGATACCAAAAATTTAAATGTGCAGTGGTATAGTGTTGATTATGCGTTCGAGGTCGGTAATGGCATATAAGATTATTGATAATGATCGGGTAAGGTGTCAGGCATGGGTAGCCAGTATATCCGGTACAGTCGGCGCTGAAATGACCGAGACTATCGGCCTTGAGAAAGACGGAGAATTGGTGTGTGTAGTAGGGTATAATTGCTTCAATGGCAAGTCATGCCAGCAACATATTTATAGCGACGGAATAGCAAAATACGCGCCACGAAATTTTATATGGTTTATTTATTATTATCCGTTTATACAGCTTGGACTTGACCTATTAATAGGCATATTCCCAGAGGATAACGCCAATATTATCAGACTGGCATCACATGCAGGATTTGAGGAAAAGTATAGAATTGATGGAGGCCATCCAGATGGCGATTTAATTTTATGTACGATGAAAAAGTCAGACTGCAAATTATTAAACATCAAAATCAAGGTATAAAATTATGGGCGGCGGATCAGCACCAGGAACACCGGATTATGTAGGGGCGGCAAATGCCCAGGGCGAGGCTAATTTAAAGGCAGCGCGCGCAACTGGGCAAATGAACAACCCAAATGTCAACAATCCATACGGAAAGCAGTCTGTTACCTGGAATGGGGACACAGCAACCATTAACCAAACTCTATCACCTGAGCAGCAAAAACTGTATGAATCAGGTTTGATCGGCAAGAACACTAATTTGCAGACCGGCAACTCGCTTGCTAAAAACTCTCAAATGGCACTTAGTAAGCCGGTAGACTTTAGCGGGCTACCAGCGGCGCCAACAAGTGCAAATAAAACCCGGCAAGATGTAGTAGACTCGATGATGAGTCGCGTTAATACCGATACGACAGGACAACGAGACGCAGCAAACTCTCAGCTAATAGCGCAGGGAATAAGGCCGGGTACGGCGGCGTATTCTACGGCAATGACCCAAATTGACCGCCAATATAACGATGCAAGACAGCAGGCGATTAATGCTGGCACTTCGGCGGCGAGTCAAGATTACAGCCAAAACATGGGAACGCACCAGCAAGCTATTAGCGACATGTTGGCGCAGCGTGATACTTCATTAAACGAAATGAATGCCCTACAGGGTGGAACACAGGTTAGTAACCCATTTGCTGGTAACTTAGGTTTTCAAGGTGGTGCAAGCGTACAGGCCGCTCCTATCGCTAATGCAGTAGGGCAACAAGGGCAAGCGGCACAAAATATGTACAACGTCCAACAAGCAAGCCAGAACGGTAATATTTCAGCCGGAGCTGGCATGTTGGGTTCATTAGGTCAAGCCGCAGCTACATATTACAAATGATAAGCGAATTAGCCAAACAAGGTAATATGCCGTCTATCATGGAAGTGGAGCGGCAGTTATTGACAATGGAGCAAGTAGAATGCCCCGTAACCCATTATCATATTGACGGGGTTTATTGTCGGTCGATGTTCATTCCTGCCGGGACACTATTAACTGGCAAGATCCACAACAAAGAAAATATTTCAATACTTGCTCAGGGTACGATTAGGATAACCAACGGCGAAACGTCAAAGTTCGTTGGCGCTCCTTACATTATGGTTGATAAGCCAGGGATTAAACGTATGGGGTATGCTGAAACGGATTGTACCTTTATCAATGTTATGAGGTCTGATTTAACCGACATTGCAGAGCTTGAGCGTGAATTAGTGAGCGACACTTTTGAAGAATACGAACAAAGGCGGCTAACATGAGTTTTATAGCAGCAGGGGCAGCAGTAGCGGCGGCGGCTGGATTATCCGGTGCTGCTGCCACAGCAGTAGGGGCGGCGGCAACTGTAGCCATGTCAGCAGCTACCGGATCGGCTCTCGGCGCTGGTGTATCGGCAGCGACAGGAGGAGATGTAGGCAAGGGCGCATTAATGGGTGCGGCAGGCGGAGCGGTTACGGGTGGTCTGGGCGCACTTGGTGCGGCAGGCGGAGCAGCGGGCGCGGCAGGTGAGGCAGCAGCGGCAGCAGCACCGGCAGCGGGGACAGAAGCGGCAGCAGCAGGAACCAGCGCGGCGGGTGGCTTATCCAGCGCAGGCGCAGCGGGTACTGAGGCGATAACCCCGGCTTTTGAATCGGGTGTAGCGGGAACAAGCGCAGGAACAGGGGCAGGCGAGGCTGGCTCTACAACCGGACAATTAGCAGGGGCAAGCAGTATTAACCCGGCATTCGACTCAGAAGTTGGACGGATGGCAGCTCAGGGAGGCGTTGCTGGCACGCCTGGAACAGAGGCACTCGGCACAGCAGGAACAAGCGCGGGTGATGTTGCGGGCGGGGCGGTCACTCCGGACATTGCAGGAGATGCGGCAAATGCTGGGATGCTGGCTAATCAACCAGCCGTACAAGGGCTTAAGACGCTGTATAAGATTAACGATATGTCCAACAACATAAACGGCCTAACTCAACAGCCAGATTACAGCAACATAACCAGGGCAGAAGGCAACCAGCTAGGCCAGGCTATTATTGCAACACCAGCGCCAAATTTTAAAGATAAGATTAAAAATCAAATGCTAATGAATAACTTTGGGATGGGTTTCTAATGGCTACACTAGACGAAGAACAAGCGGCGATAGCAAGGCGGCAGAAGATTGCAGAAATGTTAATGCAGCAAGGACAGCAACCACTAGAAACAAATCAAATGGCTGGGGGTTATGTTGTGCCGGTTTCGCCATTAGCCGGGATTGCCAAAGTAACACAACAGTTAGCGGGGGCTTATGTTGCGCGCAAAGTAGATCAGGAAAGCAAAGACCTATCGCAAAGAAAACAGGATATAGTGAAGGCGCTTTATACCGGAGCAGAGCCGCCAACATTGGCAGCGGTGGCTAATAGCGGGCTTGCGTCGCCAGAAAGCTTATTGACAATGGGCGCTAATATCCAGACAGCCAACGCATTACACGGTGCAAAGGTTGAGGATAGACAAGCCGCGTCAAATAATATGATGGCGCAACACGCAGCGGATGCAAAAGCACGCGCAGAGGAGGCTAGTATTAGACGGCAAGAGGAGGCGGCTAATAGAGAGCAAATGATAAGATTAACAAGGAGCCTGACACCACCACCCACACCACCCGCAGATCCGGCAGTACAGGTTATTGGTACGGATGGAAAGCCCCATTTTATGCGCACATCTGACGCTATCAAGAATGGCGCTTCACCTTATGCGCAACAGTCCGCCGGTGGTGTTGAGATTATTGGCCCAGATCAAAAACCTGTAGTCGTATCAAAGGCCGATTCTGTAGGTCATCAGTTATTCCATCCGTCACTAACTTCTGGAACGTCGATGGAATTGCCTCCAGAAACGGCTGATTTTATAGCAGGGCAGCTATTAGCTGGAAATAAAAGCGCGGCAGCAAGTATAAGAGCAAGCGGAGATAAAAGCGCCTGGACAAAAGTACAAATATCATTACAAAAACAAGCAAAAGATGCGGGTATTGATCCAAAAGAATTAACGGCAATAACCGGAGAATTTGAAGGCTTCAAATCAGGACAAAGGGCACTCGGTAATAGACAGGCTAATATTGAAATGGCAAGCACAGCTGCGGCTAAATTGGCACCATTAGCAGTTGAAGCAAGCGATAATTGGGAGCGTACAAAGTACATGCCAATTAATAAGATAATGGCGGCGTATGATGCGGGGACAAGTGACCCAGAAATACTTAAATTTGGAGCAGCGCACAATGCGCTTATCAATGTTTATTCAAGAGCCATTAACCCGACTGGCGTACCAACTATTTACGATAAGCAACACGCGAGTGAAATACTTGATAAAGCCGTAGGTAAAGAAGGTTATCAAGCAGCAGTTAGCCAGTTAATGAAAGAAATACAAGTAGAGCAAGAGGTGCCAGACGCAGTAAAGGCTGATACAAGAGCAAGGTTTACGGGCGCTGAAAGACCAAAGGATAACAAACCCAATACTAAGGTTTTGAAATTTGATGCTAATGGCAATGTGGTGCAATAATGACTAGAACTGCAATAATGCATGACGGAACGGAACTACAATTCCCTGACGATACGCCAGACGCAGTAATTCAGGCTACGGTAAAGCGCCAGTTATCAGGAGAAGTTCATTCGCCATCATCAATGCCCTTATCAGAAGTAGCAACACAAGCCGCATCAAATCTCATTCCGTCTATTGGTGGACAGGTGGTTAATGTCGTAAAGGCCGCAATTCATCCCATTGACACCTTAACTAATTTACATAAAATAGTTAGTGGCGCAGCCCAAAACATGCTTCCTGAATCGCTACAGCCTGAAAGCAGGAAGGGCGACAGGGATGCTGCTAATGCTATCGCTGAACTATATAAAAATAATTATGGAAGCGCAGAAGGGTTTAAACATCATTTAGCATCAGACCCAGGCGCGGTGATGATGGACGCATCGGCCTTATTGACAGGTGGCGCAGGATTGGCGGGCAAGGTTCCGGCGCTTGCAAAACCCGCAGCCATAGCAATGGAGGCCGGTACAAAAGTAAATCCTTTGTATGTACCGGCTATATTGGCACGTAAAACAGCGAGAGGCGCGGCGCAAGTGGCCCCCGTCATAGCTGATGCGGTTTCTCCTACAGGACAAGCGGCGACACTGATAAAGCGAGACTTTCCAGACGGGAATATTCCAACACAGGCACCCTCATTATTGCGGGACATGCCAGCGGATTTTGTTGGCGCTCCGGTTCCAAAGTTTGGCTATGCTGGGGTTGAGCCTACGGCGGCGATGATTTCAGACAATCCAAATATATTACGAATGGAGATGAACGCCAGGAATAGAAATCCTGTTGGTTTCTTCAATAAAGACAATCAAAATACATCAGCAATTTATAGCATGTTACAGGACAATGCTATAAGTGACATTAAGACTAACGGATTGCAAGACGCTTTAAATGCCAAAACAGGTCCGTTAAGGGAGGCAGCATTTGAGGCGGCACGTAACAATCCAACTTTTAGGGATAAATTGCAGGAGATAATTACCAATAAAGGCAATGAGCCAGGTATAAGAGCAAGTAAAGCAATGCCGGTTATAAAGCGCGCTACAGATGCGTTAATATTACGCGAGCAGGGTGCAAATAAAAGTTCTTTGCCTTTAGTCCCTGGCGAGGCTCCTGTATTTAAGCCTTGGTATGATAAAGGTGTAGATTATGAAAAAGATAATTTATTAAATGCCATAACCAAAGAGGGCGGTATAAATAAAGACCTAGCACAACAAACATATGGGAATAATATCTGGGAGGATGTCCCAGGCGGCTTTAATGTTTTTAGAAACAGCGGCGGTCATTCTTTAGACGACTTGTCAGCAAGAATGGTTGAGCATGGCTACTTGCCAGAAGGTTCTGGGCCTTATGACTTAGTTGATGCATTATATGGCAATCCGAGAGAGCAATATTCTATTAATAAGAATGATTTTGGTTATAACGCTGCAACAACAGAACATGATCAGTTGACATCGAGGCTTGATAGCTTAATAAATGTTTTAGGTGAAAGGAATACACCAAAAGCACCAAAAATACCAGGTAATTTGGTATCACATGCTGACCCAAAGGACATTTATACCTTGCGTAAGGAGTTGGGCGATAGCTTAAACTCAACCAGCATTGCTCCTGATGAATTAACCAATGCGGCAAAAAGTAATCTGCACTTAACTTCTGAATTAATGGGGCATATTGATGACGCTCTGAATGAGTCATCCGGCGGCGCTTTTGAAAATTATTTAAAACAACATTCATCCGGTATGGGGCCTATAACACAGGGCAGAGCATTTCAAAATATTGTTGATAAATTTGATCTATCTGCTCGTGTCTATGGCAATACTACACCACAAATAACTCCCTTTGCATTACGCAAAGCAGTTGATGATAATACATTTTTTAATGCCGGAAAGAAAGGTTATACTAGCACTATAGGCGACACTCAGCGCACAAAAGTAACCGATGCTGTTGATGCTATGAACGCTCTAGAAGCGGCTAAAAAGGGCACAGTATCGGTAACAGGATCGCCAACAGCTACATTTGCAGCCAGTTTAATGAAAGAAGGATTGGCGCGTGTTCCTGGTGCTGGATTGCCAACGAAAATAATTAGTGTTGCGAAAGCGCTGGGGGAATTAAGAGGACAGAAGGCGCTTGATGATGCACTTTTGAATCCTGAAAAGTTACAAACAATTTTAGACAAATATCACGCAAGGAACAAACCATGAGTAGAAACGGCAGCGGCACCCAAACAAGTCCGGCGGGATCATTCCCTGTAGCGAATGGCGATGTAACTGACGCGGTAAAGTTTAACAATGTCATCAATGACATAAACACCTCATTAACGCAGTCTATTGCTAACAATGGTGAAACGCCTATATTGGCTAACATCCCAATGAGCGGGTTTAAGCTAACTAATCTAGTAGCGGGCGCCGTTTCTGGTGACTCGGTTGAGTATGCGCAGATGCTGGCATTTGGCGCGTCGGCTATTGCTAGCGCGTTTGCATCTGCAGTCAATTTAGTAATAACTGCAGCGGGTAATCTTGCAAGCGGAGCCGGTCAGATATATTTAAACGGTACGGGTTCAAATCGAATTGATTTCAACAGCAATGGCTCGGCAGCGCCGTCATTCACTACGCGCAGCCTAGGCACAAAAATAACCCTTCTTAATGGTATCACTGGCGTATCTACTGACATAGGGTTAGGCATTGAATCGGTCGGTATGTGGTCATCAGTGCCAACGACAGGGAACGCATTTAAATGGTATGGCGGTACTACTGTAGCGGCTACCTTGTCCGGTACTGGGCAATTTACAACATTGAGTGATATTACAAGCGGGGCGGGTTTAACCTCAACAAGCCCAACTAGCGGCGTTGGTTATGCTACAGGGGCGGGTGGTACAGTAACACAGCTTACAAGCAAATTAACAGGGGTAACCCTTAACAAAATTTGCGGAGTTGTTTTAACCGCCAGTGATGCATTAGCAGCAGGAGCAACAGCGATATTCCTAGTAACAAATAGCACTGTCGCAGCAACGGACTATGTTAATGTCGGATTCCAGGCGGTAGGGACTAATTCAATAGCAAATTACAGTGTTAAAGCCTCAACTGTAACAACCGGCGGTAGTTTTTATGTTGCGCTAACAAACGTGTCGGCTGGCAGTTTATCACAAGCTATCCAGATAACTTTTAATGTCGTCAAATCGGTGAATGCATAATGAATTATAAACAAGAAAGCATAACAGGCACGTCATACTTACGAGCCAAATCAGTAAAAATAGATAGCCCAGTAAATCAGACACCGACTGTTTATTTTGTTGAAGAACAAGTAACAACGCTGGCAAGTGGTGAGGTGCTGACAAAGGAAGTCGATCAGCTTTTAGTCAGCTATGACCCGCTGGCAGCTATTACGGTGCTTGACCCTGCAACTGGCTTGCCGACAGGCTCAACATTAACCCATGCCCAAATTTACCAATATTTATACAGTGTCTACATGGCCGCTGCAACTAAACGCGATCAAGGAATTTAGAAATGGCAACAGAATACAGAGACATAGTTAAGCCAGCAGTACAGGCAAAGGCTACTGACGTTACAATAGTCAACACCCCCGTCGACATAGTGCCTGGGACGGTTGGGCTTAGTGTTACTGCTAATGGTGATATTTATAGCACTAATGGCACATATAAACGAAAACTAGGCCAAGATGTAATTAACATTCTAAAGCAAAAGCTTGTCGGAAGAAATCTAATTGCTCCTAAAGTTATGGCAAGCCCTCCAACCGTAACAGCTCAGGCAAATAATGCACAACCCGCTTCTTGGACAATACCGTTAGCCAGTGCTGTTGTTATAAAATATCAACCGACGATTGGCACATTTGACCCACGCATAAAAGTAACTACGCCAGAGCTTAAATACGATCTTCAAACTGGCGCATTCGGCGACGGTATAAGCATAAATTTCATCACTTTAGCTATTCCAACTAAGGCGTCGTCTGGTATGCAGATCAGATTTACAACTGATTCTCCATATTTTGGCATTGCGTTTATGTCGCCTCCAAAAGTAACTATTACCTGTGATGGTGAATTAGTAAGTGCTTACCCGGCACAATCCGCCGTTCTAGGAAATCAAAGAAACTATCTAACGCTGCAATTTGCGACTCGCAAAATGCGAGAATTTGTTATTTATGCTGATAATAGTTTGGCGTTTGGGGGGATTGCTATCGGCCCAAACGATTCTTTGGCTACCCCATCTGCACCAGACTTAAAAATATTAGGCGATGGTGATAGCTATATGGGACTACCTAGTAATAGGTTCATGTACGGATTTAACGGCGAAATAGGCAGCTTCTTAAATGCTGACTGCAATATTTTATCAGGCGCAGGCACAGGCTACATAACGGCGGGTGCATTAGATACATTCAGGGGGCGGCTTCCTGGGCTATCAACCGCGTTTGCTGGAACGCCTGATGTTGTTTTTATAGCAGGTGGTATTAACGACCCTATTGGCGCGGCGTTAAACACAGAGATCCCTATTTACTACGCTGCATTAAGAGCGCAGTATCCAAACGCGTTATTAATCGTAGTTGGGCCGTGGTGCCCAACAGAAGCAAATGGTGCAAGTTGGACAACTGGAAAAACTAATCCAATATTCTCAGCAGTTAGAGCCGCAGGCGGCTTATATATGCTCCTCGATAACCTAAACGGGACTTATGAAATATCAGGCGGGGTCACTGGTTCGCTCGGTGGTACAGCTTGGCAAACTGGCACTACAGCAGTTACCGGCGGAGTCGGTCAGATTACAAGCATATCAAGATCGGCAAACGTAGTCACAGTAAACACGCTTGCTGCTTATGGCGTAACGACCGGAACTGTATTTCAAATAGTTGGTCTGGGCAGTTTTGACGGAAGATTTACTGCCACAGGGGGGGCTGCAAGCACATTTACATATGCGCAGACAGGGGCAAATGAGACGGGGCCGACTAATGTCGGATACCTACCATTGTCTATAACTCCTGGGTCTGGTTCAGGTGACGTATACTTTGCAGCGTCGGCAGGCGATCAAACACACTATAATACAAATGGTGTTGAATACCTAGCGTATAGACTGCTATCAGCTATAGCTGTAGCTATACGGGCGTTCTAATGCCAATCCTCGTAATCTACGCACTAATCGCCGCATTATTTGGCGGCGGTATAACACAATAAATAAGGAGCTAACATGTTTGGAATTGATGATGCTATAGCGGCAGGAAGCAAGCTTGTTGATGATGTAGTGACTCGGATTTGGCCGGATGCGACAGAAATAGAAAAAGCAAAGTTGGCACAGGCAGCGCAAGAAATTAATAATCAGTATGCGCTGGTCATTGGTCAGCTCGACATTAACAAAGTAGAGGCGGCCTCGCCTCACTGGTTCGTAGCTGGCGGTCGTCCTGCGGCGATATGGGTTGGCGTTCTGTCCCTGCTTTATAGCGGCGTGGGAGTATCGCTTCTATCATGGATAGCGCTATGTGCAGGGCTTCCGGTGCCCCCACCATTCACTGATACTACAGCCAATACGATCCTGATGGGGCTGTTAGGCTTAGGAGGTATGCGTACAGCTGAGAAACTGAAAGGTGTTGAGACTAAAAAGGTTGGCAAATGATTTGCTTTAGCAAAGCCCTAGAAGCCATGAAAGCAGGAAAGGCGGCGGTACGAGATAGGGGTAAAGGATGGTGTGGGAAAGAGGTTCTAATGATTAAGCCGGACCGAAGGGAAGAAGGTCTTAACTTTTACAAGCAAACCCCCCCCACGGTCGGCATGGTAGGAGTGCGGTTTTACGAAATAACGAATCAGGATGTTTTGGCTACTAATTGGAGAATCATAGAATGATTAACTCGACATTACTTTGCTACCGACACCAATGTCGGGAGCAAACTCTAACTTTTGGCATAAGACGGTGGTTATAATGCAAAGCATCAGCAGGGACGAACTTAAACAAATTCTTGAGGATATTTTTGAGGAACGCTCGAAAATGGATAGCATAGAACATGCTGAACAGCACGAGTGGCTACGGACGCGCATCCAGGCTGAGAAAGATCGGCAGGAATTTTATAAAGAAGGTGTTAAAATCATCATGCAATATTCAATTCCCGTAATTGCCACCGGCGTGTGGATGTGGGCTAAGGGGCATATAAATTGGTAGTGGTAGCGAAAGCAATATTATGGGCGTGCTACTTACCACTTATGGCGTTATTTTTACTTGGAACTTTACAAAAGAGGTTGACTGATGGCGGCTACAACTGAACAAGTATATTTTAATCATTCTATTTTCTTATACATAAAATACGGGTTCATGGCTGTATTTAGCCTGATAGCAAAATATCTTATCGCTTACCCACTGACGCCTTTTTTAGTGTTACTCAGTAATGGCGGTGATTCTCCTAAGCTCCCTGCGTGGCTGGAATGGTTCGATACAAATGATAACAGCCTTCGGGGAGACTTGCCGTGGCAAACAGAGTGGCGGCCATATCTAAATGAATCGAACGCATACCAACGCTACATCAACCAATGCTTTTGGCTATGGCGAAACTCGCTGCATAATTTCCAACTCTCAGTTATGGGCGTCAAATTGCAGGGGTTACTCTGCGAAAATATCTTAACCATTGGCGACGAGACAATTCAAAACACGCATCCTGGTAAATCTGGGTTGGTACGCAGGTATTTGAGGCGTGACGGCAAGATAGCGGCATTTCAATGGTATTATGTGCGTCAGTGGAAGTGGTTTCCTGATCGTTGTATCAGAATCAATTTAGGGTGGAAGCTTTGGGGATACACAGGCAAGTCTGGCGAGATAGCACAATTTACTTTTAGCCCTTGGATTTGGAATAACTACACCGCATGAGCATCTTTTATAAATGCAAACACTGTGAAACAAAGTTGATGATTATCGACCACGGAGCCGCACAAGTGCATAAGTGCCCACGGTGCGGTTACAAGAATACTGTGGTAGACTTTGACATGGTAACCATTGACGGAGAATTACCGAGCGACGAAAACCATTGGGCGTTCAAATAGTATAATGCGGGATTAGTTTAATGGCAAAACTAGAGTTTTCCAAACTCAAGTCAGGGGTTCGATTCCCCTATCCCGCTCCAATAACAGACATTTTTTTTAATTTAAAGCGGACTATTTATGCTAAAACCGAAGCGTAAAATAAAAGAAGTAGTTTACATTTCCGAACATCCAACCAAGCTTTTAAAACCCCGCAACCCTCGCCAGTCTTTGGCAATTTCATCTATCTGTAACAATTCTATTACGATCCTATCCGGCCCAGCTGGAACAGGGAAAACCTTTGTGGCTGCAGCTAAAGCAATCGACCTATTACATGCCGGAATCATAAGCCAGATTATCATTACCCGGCCCTATATCGCATCAGAAAAGATGGGTTATCTGCCAGGTGAAATAGAAGATAAATTTGCTCCATACCTTGAGCCTTATATTGATTGTTTTATTGACCGCATAGGTAAATCGGCATTAAATGCAATGCTGGCTGACGGTCGCATCCATGCGCAACCTATCGCTTTCATTCAGGGAAAAACCTTTAATGATGCGCTTATTTTGCTGGATGAAGTGGAGAACGCAACACATGAACAGATTAAGCTGGTACTTACGCGCTTGGGCGATAACAGCAGAGCTGTGCTTATGGGCGATACTGACCAGAGTTACATTAATAATTCAGGTTTTCATGAAGCGATGAAAATATTAAAAAATGTGCCTCGCTTGGGGTTGATAGAATTTCTTATTGAAGATGTTGTGCGGTCTGACACATGCCGTCATGTCCTGGAAGCTTACGCTGAGTATAGAAAATGAGTGATAAACTAAAGATCGTGCAGTTTGTAAAGAAGGCCAACCATGATAATCATGATTTAACCGCAAATCAGGTACTTGAGGGATCAATGAATTTACTTGACGTGTGCATGGTCATCGGCAAGGAAGCGGGCGGAGAGCCGTTTTTTATGTCTACAACAACAGATCGAGCTACCATCTTGCTAATGATAAAAGAGCTTGAGCACGATCTCTTAACCCCGGTGTATGACTATGAATGAAATACTAGCGATATTGATACCACTGCTAAAAGAATTTGAAGGATGCAAGCTTAAGGCGTACAAATGCCCGGCGGGTATCTGGACAATCGGCTATGGATGCACAGGTTCGGAGGTGTGTGAAGGGCTAACATGGTCACAAGTAAATGCTGATCAGCATCTATTACAGCGGGCTATTGAGGCAATATCTCAGGTACTTGATGCAAGCCCCATACTGCATAACGAAAAGCCACATCGTGTCGCAGCGCTGGCTAGTTTTGCCTATAACTTAGGTATTGGTAATTACAACAAATCATCCCTAAAATTCAGAGTTAATCAAGGTGACTGGATAGCGGCACAGACTGAAATTAAGAAATGGAGTAAGGCCGGCGGTGTTGCGCTTGCCGGCCTTACTAAACGCAGGGCTAGAGAGTCGTTTTTGTTGGGCTAGCCAATTACCTCAGCTGTAATCTTTCCGGTCAGGGCGCATTTTGTGTATTTTGTTTTAACGGTAGAATCAATTACTGGTACAACATAATGCCCAGTATAATAAATGTCATCCTCAACAATTTTGTATTCAAAACTTATATCCCAAGAAGGCCTAGGCGTTATTTCCCAATCATACTCTCTATCTACTCGCCACGCTATCCGCTTACCGGCCTTAAATGCGGCCTTTTCTTTTACGAATTTTTCGGCAGGATTGGTTAATTCTTCAATACGTTCTTGCGTAATTTCCAATATTTTACGCAAGTGTATGGCGTGGGTTTCAAGGTGTGTTAATTCTTCTTCTTTGGTCATTGTGCTGCCCCTTGTTTTAATTTATTAGCATAATATCGATTGAGTTGATAGGCCTTGTAAGCATCTGGGTTTTTTTCGCGGTTAAGTTTGACTCTTAACTTTTGCGCTTTTGGGTTAGCAGCATATTTTGCCTTTTCCCTAGCTGATTGACAGGCTTTACATTGTGTATTCCGTCCGTCAAACATGCATTTGTTTTTATAAAAAAGATCTAGGGTTTTAACCTCATTACAGCCGCGACAAAGTTTTGTTTGTTCAAGGTCTACATACTCGAAGTCATCCTCATCGTCAGCTACAATGCTAACTTTTACCGACTTCCCTGTGGTCTTAAATTTAGGTTTTTGAACAGATATAAGCGTTAATGCTTGAGCTGTTGAGATTTGTGTCAATGCTACCGTTTTGTTGTTAACAGCAGTCTCTTTCTTTGGTTTATCATTCCTTGATGGTAACGATTCTTTTGGGTGTTTAGCTATCCATTCCATGACTTGTTGTCGATCATAGATTAGTTCGTTTACATTCTTTGCGGACGTTACAAAGCCGCATGTTTGTGGAAAGTTAAGGCCAGGATGGTTATTTATTATCCTGCACAGCTTTTGGCGGTTAATGCCGATAAGTTCGCAGGCTTGGGCGCGGGTGATTACCTTGTTCATTATTCTATGTCCATATCTGAAAATATGAAGCCACCTTTATAATGCTTCATATAACTTATAGCATCCGTCGATAATAACAGGTCTTTATCGGCAGCCATAAGGCGCTCACAGGCCGCATAAAAGGCAATTAATACAATCATGCCAATTATTAATTTTTTCATTACCAGCGTGTAATTTCGCACTGGTAGGCGGTGTTTTTGGTCTTTCATTATCATAAATTCCTCTAGTTAATTGGTGACACTCTTTATCCAGCAACGTTTCGATTTAACTAGCGTCTGGAGAGTGTCGTTAATTATTAATTAGCCGGAGCCGTAGCCGTAGCCGGAGCCGGAGCCGGAGCCGGAGCCGTAGCCGGAGCCGGAGCCGGAGCCGGAGCCGTAGCCGTCTCCGGAGCCGTAGCCGGAGCCGGAGCCGTAGCCGTCGCCG